GTTAATGTTTTTGTACGAAGTTCAACCGTCCAAAGATTAATACCTCTGTTAGCCCATTCAGCCAACATAATATTAAGAGAACGTCTTGCGCTTTTTAAATCATAACCCGATCTAGAATTAAGTCCACATCTTTCAAATGCTTCCTCTATAACTTGGTCTACATCTAAATTAAAAGCATTTGTACTAGAAGTTGCCATTTAAATACTATTTTCCTTTTTTATTTACGGAACCACCCTTATTGTATTTTTTCTTTACAGCACCGCCTTTACTATAATTAGGTTTTATTTTTTTTGGAGGTCTTCCAATTTTACTTCCGTATGTTCCCGGTCCTTTTGGCATTTTGCCGCCTTTTTCTATTTGTTTAGGTATCGATGATCTCGATATCATTTATTAATATATTTTTTGAAATTCTGCAATAACTGTGTACATATTACCAGAGTCAGCAGCACCCGGTACAACAAGATTAACATCACTTTCGTTACTGTTACTAGATTTATCTGCTGGTATACCACCAAACTCTCTAAAGTCCCAATAACCTGTTCCTGTTAAACCTATTATAGGAATATCTCCATCTGAATCTTCTTCATCTAAACGTGCGTAAGAGTCTCCTCCATCTCCACCTTGACAAGAAAACCAAACTCTAAGTAGTCCTAAGTGTGCTACAGCAGTTCCATCTGATCTAGCAGCTAATGCTGATACATCTCCAAAAACTGTTGTTGCTCCTGTTCCATCTGATTGATTGACTATTTTAATTACGACGCGATTGTCATTTTGTTGTAGGATAGTCGGTCCTGTAACTGTATCTGCCATGTTCCCTCCTTAATTAAGAACTGTGGGGCCGTAGCCCCACGATATTATTTTATTGGTCTCCAAATGCAGGTGCATCTGCACCTTCTGAGTAACCCCAAATTAGCCAGTTAGTACTATCTTTAGCTAAAATGTTAATCTCCATACCACCAAAATCTGTAAGAGTTAGTTTTGAGTTAGAGTTTCCATCAGAATAAATAGTTACATTATCAGCATCTGAATCTGCATGAACGACACCACCAATGAAGTAATTAGCATTAGCACCTGTATCAAAGATAAGGTTTTCTGCTTCTTCTGCCGCTCCACCATAAATAAATTTAAAGTGTGAACCAGCAACCGGTGATGGTAATGTGATTGTTCTGTTTGATGTAATAGCTGGGACTACAAGTAGTCTTCCACTATGTGTTGCATTAGTAAGAGTTGTATCTTCATCTCCCAATGTAACAGGTCCATCACCTAAAGTGATGATTTCAGTAATTGCTCCAGTAGTGGAGTTTTTACTTACTGTTTTAAAAGTATCTTCAGATCGTAGTGGACCTGAAAAAGTTGATTTAGCCATTTTTACCTCGTAAGTAAGTTATACCGTCTCTACGAGTGTCTGCTAGGACAGTCAGTATAACTAATTAACCTAGTTATTATGTGGGGGCATAGCCCCCACAAAGTAATTTTTATTAAGCTCCCGGAGAACCGAAAATACCTCTCCAGTCAGACCAGCCGAAGCTGTATCTTTCTCTGGCTTTGTATTTAACGTTTCCAGTTTCAAAATCGCCTTCCATTTTAGTGGAAATTGCGGCTCTTTGGAAGTGTTTTAGTCCATTAGGAGCATCGGTTTTAATGAACCACGCGTCAGTATCAGTTAAATAATTATTAACTACATATCCTTGCGGGATCATTCCCAAACTCTTAACGGCATTAACATCATTATCCGCAGTGCCAACTCTTTGAGACGTTTTCATTAGTCTCTCAGCAGTGAATTGAAGATTAACTGGAATAATCATTTTCATACCGTTAAGAGCGACTTTTAAGCCTCTGTCATCGGTAATTCCAGCAATATCAATTAATGCTTGTTCAAGAGAAGTCTCGTTAAGATCCGCAGCAGTACTTAATTCGTTTTTAACGTTTCCGCCAGTAGTAACGTGGGCTGTAGAAAGAAGTTCTAAGCCATCACCACCTGTGTAAGAACTATTAAATCCTCTGTTGAGAACATTAGCAGCTTTTACTTGTTTAGCGTTCATCATAGAACGAGCTAGTGCTTTAGTATAACGAGAACTGATTTTGTCGTAAAGGTTATCCTCTACAGCTTCCTCAGTGATTGCAAAAGCAAGTGCTATAGTTTCGTGAGTATAGCGTGCAGTGAAAGCCTCGGTCGCATCATCATATTCGATTGATGTTCCCTCTGGTTTTACTGAAGCTGTACCGAAACCGGATAGCATTACTTCTTCTTCGAAAGCACGATCAGAGTTTTCGGTATCGAAAATTTCTGTGTGCTGATTGTCGTATCGGTCATATTCCAAACCAAACAGAGCGTTAAGGCCCGGTTCAAGTTCTTTGACCAGTTGTGATCTAGAAATCGCCATTTAAGCCTCCTTACGCTAGTGTTGCAGACTGCAAGAAGAAATGCAAGTCTTGTGACGGAACAACATATGCATTAACATTTGCTGTACTTGTATCACTGTTTGTTGGATCTTTAGATATCCCAATTTGTTTCCATTGACCTGTTGTCGCAAGAGTTGAAGTACCAATTTCTTGTGTTGATCTACCAGTTTTAGTGCTTCCACTTACTCCTGCTAAATCGAACCCACCGAAATTCATCGCTTCAGTTCCTGTTCCATCATGTTGTCCTTCAAATACAATTTGGGGATCGTCGAAAATATAGGCTTCAATATCCGAAGCATTTGTATCTGCTGGATAGTATTTCGCCCATGTTGGTTTGCCCGTGGTAGGATCCGTATATTGACAACCATTAAAGATACCTAGAAAAATAGCATTAGCTGCTACAGTTTCTATAGTACCCGCAGTCACGCGCGTTACCATTTGACCTTGGTAAAGTGCAGTGTCATAGTTAGTTGTAATTCTATAAGAATTATTACGGATTTGACCACCACTAAGATGCTTGACGGGTCTAAACCCGAAAGCTGCGTCTTGGTTAGCCATCGTTTATCCTTTTTTTTAAGGGTTAATTTTTTATTCGATGGACAAAAGAGCTAGAAAATTAGGTCTTTCGGTTACCACCGAAGGTTACACGAGATTGCCTATCTGGTTTAGAGATTGGCATACTAGGGTGTTGTTCCTTTAATAAATCGTTTGCTATTGCGTCGTCTCTATCTTGCGTTTTTTGCGCAAAATAATCTATACGCTCTTGCACGATCTCTTCCGGGATCTTAGCTAGTAATAAACCACCAACTCCTATTACACCTTTATATTTGCCTTCCTGTATAGTTGGATATTCAGCATCATAGGCATCTCCTCTTACGAGTTCGAAGCCCTCTCTTAGTCTAGCTGATAAATTTTTATTATCTTCTTGACCTAGAGTTTCTGATCTTATCCATCTGTGTTTAAACCCAGCGGGTGCAGGTGGTGCATCAAGGGATGACGGGGGTGCCCATGGTTTCCTACGAGTCGTTTTCTCGCGGGATAGAGCAGCGCGTGGAGTCTTACTTGTAATCTTTAATTCATCATTCATATGCCTTACTCCTTCACGTATTTCGCATATTCTTCAAGTGGCACACCTAATTTTTTAGCAATTGCTACTTGTGATGGTGTGAGCCTCACTGTTTTGCGTCCAGATCGTGTGGTTCTTTGTGCGGATGCAACAGTTTGGACGGGTTTGTTGCTTCCTTGAACTTCTCCTCCATCGTTAAACTTATGAGGAAACTCGGTCCGAAGTCGTTTGTCAATTTCTTCGTAGTATTCATCAGAAGATGGATTGTATCCGTCTTCCTCCACAAGTTTCTTGTGAATACCAAACGAAGCATATGTCATCGCTTCATCTTTTCCAAACCACTCGTTCTTTTCCGCCCATGCTTCCGCTTTTGGATCGGGTTTAGCCGGTGGTCGTTGTTGTACATTACTTTGTACAGGTTGTTGTACTATCTGTCCAGCGTTTTCTTGAGATTTTTCATATAATTTTCTCTGCTCTTCTGTAGCATTTATACGCTCTTGTTCAATAGCTAATCTTGCTAAAGCTTGATTTGCCGCCACTTGTGCGTCAACATCACCTGCTGATACAGCTTGCTTTAGCGTTGCCTTTGCTGATTCTAGTTCAGATTTAACTCTACCAGAAAATTCATTAACATAACCATCGTCAAGTTTTGTAAATTTTGTCTGTAAGTCGTCTCGTTCTCTTTTTACTTGTTCCGCAAAACTAAGAGCTTCTTTTTCTCTTCTCTCTGATTCACGAATTTTATATGTTAACCGGTCAATACGTTTTTTGACACCTTCACTATATTCTTCGCGTTCGTCTTTTTTTTCTTCCTTAACTTCTACAACAGGATCTTCTTTTTTCGTTTCAACTTCTTTTGTAGCAGCTTTAGAATCATCTAATTCAACATCAACAGCATTTCCACTAGTATCTAGTTCAACCATTGGTGTTGTTGCTTCTTTTAATGCTTCTTGTACTTCAGCCATGTCTTCCTCTCCGTCTTAAACGGTTAATGCGTGCAAAATATCTTCTGGATCCTCAATGGTTCCTAATATTTCATCATCGTTTAGTACGCGTAATTCTCCGCCATCAATATTAATGCGAGAACCAGCGTAACGTGCAAATAAAACCCAATCTTTTTTCTTGCACCACGGTCCGTTGGGAAACTTATCTTTATCATTATAAGCATCTGGTCCAATTTCCATAACTATTCCGCAGTTGGTTGAAATTTGAGATTCTTCTATAGTTTTATCTGATAGAATAATTCCACCTTTTGTTTTTTGCTTAGCTTTATAAGGGAGAACAATAATTCGCCAACCAGTTGGTTTTGGTAAGCTCATTTCTTCTAATGGTTTTTTCTTTACTTCTTTTATTTCTTTTGCCTTTTGCGCTACACGAGCTTTAGCGACATGTGTAGGTAATATCAGTGTATTATTCATCTTGCTCCTGTTTCTTTAGCAGGTCCGAGAGTTCCTGTTCAATGTAATTTAATGTGTCAAGTTGACCTAAATGATTTTGATAATCATTCCAATCTTTTACTTGATTGTTGATTATTATCTCAGTTAGTTGGGTTTGTCTAGTCCTAATTAGTTTAAATATCTTTTCAACTATATATATTGAGTCCATCTATTTCTCTTCAGATTTTTTTATTGCTTGTCTAGTTCCTCCCACATAGAGGCCAAACCACGCTGCTCCCGCTCCTACAATTACTGATACAAACGCTGATTGAGCATTTGTTGGATCTGGAAGTGCCATAAACCATTCTGTCGTTCTATAAAAAGCAAATCCATACAGAGTTATTAATAACCTTGGAAATATTCTCCAAGCTGTTAATCTTTCTGGTGAAATCACTTCTTCTTAGTAAATAATCCTACAGCGCCTTTTGCACCCTTAATGCCAAAACTTGCTGAGCAGGCGATATATAATAAATGTTTATAATAATCCGGAAGCTGCTGCAAGGCTACAAACCCAGCTTCAATATGATGAGTCATTCCGGGAAAAAATACGGCTACGGCTGGCGCGAGCAGGCAAATTAAAATCAGTTCGTCTTTCCAGCTTCCCTTCATTTGATCTACGGCTGATGCTTCCCACGATACTTCGCCGGCGATCTGCTTTTGACGCAACACAGTCTTTGCTTTAATTTCTGTAACTTTTGCTTCTTGTTTTAATTTTTTTGTTTCAATGAATCCAGAGACGGCGTTGCTAGCAACGCCGATCAATGGTTTTAGTAGTAGTTGTAACATTTAAGCTGCTCCACCGTTTGTCATTTTATAAATAACAAACAGGACAACTATGGTAACGATTCCGGCTTTAATCCAGTCCTTCATTCCCCAGTCACTCCACTCTTTTAAATGACCCCAAAGGTCTTTAACTAGTTTCATCTTTCCTCCTAGTGTTCAGTTAAGTTAAAATCTGCTTCAAACTCAACCACTTTTATTGGATCTAAAACTTCCTCAAGTTTTTGTAATGCATCTTTTACATCATGTTCGCAATTTAAGCAACCACAATGACATTTACCGCCATTACCATGGTGACATTCATGTTCACAATGTCTGCAACCAGCCATTAATGTATTGTCTCCTTTTTATATTCGTGGTGTTCTAAATCTTGTGCAAATGCATAAAACATATCTGAGGTTTGTTTTGGTCCCAATATATCTAGATAAATTGTTTTTGCTACAACCAGCAATGACGCACTTAACGTCATTGGATCTTGCTGATATTGATTAGCAAAGCTAAACACTTCATCTAAAATCTGTTTAGAATTGTTTTTTATCATTTTTTTGCCTTTTTTCAACCTTTTTGCCTTTTTTGTCCTTGTAAAGCTACTTCTGCCCGTAATTCCGTTTGATCTTCTTGGCTTTGTATCTTTTCCTTGTCCATTTTATCCTTTTGTTCAAGTTTTTCGCCTTCAAAATTAAGTTTTTCAACGTCTAAGTCTAATTTTTGTTCTGCTATGTCCTTATTTTGTTGAATTTCTTGTGAACGAAGGTTTAGTTCTTGTTGTTTTAAGTCAATAAGTGGATCAGAATTTTGAGATTCAAGGTATTCTTGCTCTTCTGCCACTAATTTCTCTGTTATTTTCACAATTCTCTCTGCAACTTGATTTTCTATCTCCATTTGGAACTGTTGTTGTAGTTCTTGCGGTACTTGTCCACCAAATTGTTGTGCTTGTTCCTGCATTTCTTGTTGGTTTTTCGCCATCACTTCTTCTCGGGCCATAAAAGAGATATGTTCAGAAATATGTGACTGTAATATGCCCATTGTTGGAGGATTATTTTTAACTAAGGAAGACGACATAAATGCTTGGTGTGCATCAATATGTGCTGAATGATTCTGTCCTTGGAATGCCTGCAACTTCATCATTTGCAGTGATTTTGAATTTTCCATTCCCGGATCTTCTGGTTGTGGTTGTTGTACGGGTGTTAATATTTTATCAATATCCCTTACACCAAGTGCTTCATACATACGTCTGTACGCTTCATGCATATTATGCATTTGCGGGTTAGATGTTGCCATTTGCATTTGTGTCTGCGCTAGAGTAACGCGCTGAGACATAGAAAAAATGTTCGGATCAGAAACGGGAAGTATGTCCACCCGCTCGTCAAAGTCTTGTTGTTTAATAACACGATTGCCGCCGCGAACAGCATAAGGATACTCAGCCGGTAAGCTTTCCGCAAAGACTCTTGATAATAATTTAAATTCAACTTTTTGTGCGTAATGTAATCGTTTATGAATCGCGTTCATCACTTTCGTGCCGCGTTCCATGATTGCCATTGTTGTGCCTACAGGATTGGCTTGTGAGCCTTCGCCCATTTTGTTATCAGCAATAGACGCAAAACGTCTACCTGCTTCAACAACAAATCCTAGTAGTTGAAAAAGAGTCGCACTTGGTTCTTTATATGGTATTAGCATTAGGGATTCGCGGATCGCGCCTCCCGGTGCATCTACATCCCGAAATTCTCCGGGTTGGAGTGGTTGGTCATCGTCCCGAACGCGCAGCCCTCTAGCTTTAAAACCAGCAGGGAGGTTGGACAACGTACCTGCATCGATAAGTTGTCTAAGAGCAGATGTTGCTGTTCTTGATAACCCCCCGAGCATGTGGATAAGACCAAAGCCATAAAAGCCAAGGCCGGGTAAAAACTTATAGTGAACAAAGTATTGTATCTTTTTTCGGAGAGGATCATTTTCTTGGTAGTTTCTATAAATAGATAATACTTTTCCAGATCCCTCGTCAACAGTAACAACATAAGGTAATTTAATACCAGTTGCTTCTCCTGTTTGCGAGTTCTTATCTTCGAAACCGGGTATGTCCAAATCGCAATGAAACTCTAGAAGTACTATGTCCTCTGCATTTTGTGTTGATGTAATTCCATCAAGGTCATCATACTTTTCCCCCGCTACATTTTTTTCTGTAGGGGACATGCTAACATCAATGTCACGGTACATACCGCTTACTTGTTTTTTGCGTAATTCGTTACCCATTGTTTTCACCACATGGGTAATGCGTTCACATGATTCCATATCCGTTGACACATAAGGCATGACCACATCTTCGGCTGGAACAAATTTTGAAACGGCTCTGCCTCTTACCGCATCATAATAAACTTTTTTAAAGGAACTACCCGCTAGTGGTAAGTGAAATAACATTTGATCGAGTTCTTGATCGTATTCTTCCATTTCATAACTAATTTGATAGTTCATGAATTCTTTAACACGTTGTGATTGTTCTTCGACCTGTGGTGTTATCTCCCCCACTATTTGTGTGCGGATAGGACCTTCGGGAGGTAGTAACTCTTTATAAGCTTGCGCTTGAAACTGTGTAACCGTTTCTGCTAGTAACGGGTGTGTAACACCTGTCGCACCAGCAAATGGTTTTGTTCTGTCTTCATATTTAAATCCAAGTAAGTCTAGGCCGTCTGTGTATGTTTTTAACCAATCTGCTCTTGCATCTTTATCATATTCGTAATCACTAACTAAACTTCCAGATAAAGATTCTAATTCATCATCTGGTATAAGTTCTGCAAGGTTCGCGTTAAATGCACCTTGTTCCGATGTATCTGGTAAAGGATTGACGATTGCTGAGCCATCTTCCATCATCATCGCATCACCGTCCATCATAGGTGTAGATATTTCTTGATCCACCCCTTGTTCTATTTCTAGGTCAATTAAATCTTGATTATTTTTTTCTATAGCCATATTACTTCAACTTCTTTATGTTGTCATAAGGATCACCAAACTTGTCAATATATTTTATTACCAAATCATCATCATCATCCCAATCGATCCCTACTTTTGTTAACTCATTCATCATAAAAAGATTCATTATTGAATCCATTAATGATCCTCCTCCGTCTGATTCAGAACCTTGATCTCCTCCTATACCTAACATTTCTTTTATCTTTTGTTTCGCTGTAAATCTAGGATCAACAGGAAATTGATCTGCAATTATTTTTTCTATTCCAACTGGTTCACCCGGGCCTGCTATATTTTCTGGTGTATCAAATTCTGCCATGAGTGCTTTAAAGTTAACTGGTTTTTCTTTTGGTACAATACCGCCCAAATCATAACCAAGTGGTCTTGTCATTTTATTTATGTTTATCATAAATTAAGTGGCCTTGTCATTTCATTTATATTCATCATACCGCCTTTTGCAACCATTTCTGGTTCTGGATTCAATAAGTCCATTTCAAAAATATCAGCAGGAATAAAGTCTAAAGCATCTAATGGACCAGTTGGTATAATTGTTAATATCTTCAAAGCCTTACCAGCAATTTTCCTAACAATAGGACTGTCTGCAAATTCTCCAAAAGCTGTTTTCATGCTTTGAAGAAAAGTTTTTATTTTTGTTTCTCTTGGTGCGTCCATGGACGCCGCTTCATCTAAAAATTGTTTTGATTTTTTTATTATATCAACTCTTTGTGCTTTATTAGCCGATGTTTGTGGCCATAAGCCTTTTGCTCGCATCATTGCTACTTGTTCTGGTGATTGACCTACCCAACGTAATCGTGGGTGTTCTGATTTTGATACTATCTCATTAAACTCTGCTAGTGCTGTTCTATCTTTCCCTATTCTGCTTTTAAAATTAGCTTGTTGATCTTTTGTTATAACGCCTTTATCTTTTGCTAAATCAATTAACATTTGAGGTGTCATGCCTTTAGCAAATGTTGGTATATCAAGAATTCCTGCACCTGTTATTCCTCTTGCTGCTTTAGCTGCTTTAGACGCCGATTCTGCTATTTTTTTATTTGCTTGTGTAACTTTATCTACCATTTTATTTTTCCATCGCGGTGGCGGCTTTCACCGCCATGCGACTAACCCAGTCAGAGGTGTGTGCGTTTTTGGCCGACTGGTAACTCATTAATATCCTCGTTTCGCTGCCTTTGGCTTGACCATAAGACCGCCCTTGTATCTCTTGACAATGCCACCTTTAGCATTTTTTTTGTCTAAAAATTCTTTTATTTTTTTAGCTGCATCCTTACCTAGTTTTGTAGCATCAATATCTTTTTTTGGCATTAAGCGTTCTGGTAGTTTTTTTGGCATTAGTTTTTTCATGTTCATTTTTTCTCTGAACTTAATAGTTTTTCCATCTTTAGTTAAAGTATAAGTAGGTGGATTTGACATCCCAACTAAAGGACCTACTTCCCATCCTTGATCTTTATAATCCTGTAAAGTTGTTGGTTTTTTATCTTCTTTTTTATCTTCTTTTTTAGTTGTTATAGTCATTAGTAATACTCCATTGGCTCCGTGATCCGTGGTTCATCGTAGTAGTCATCGGGAAGTTGTACAAAGTTGCCTTGACGGTATCGCATGAGTGCTTGTGTTGTTGAATCAACATAGTCATCATGATCGCCAAATGGAAAAGCTGCACACTCCTCTATAACGTCCTGCGCCCACCTTTCATCCGGACACCATACTTGGCCCGATTCAAACATTGGCGCTACTGAATTAACCCGAACATGTTTATCATTACCTCTGCTTGGCGTAAAGTTCACCACGGGTATTCCCGAGGATCTTAACTCATCCGTCAGCGGAAGTCCAGAAGCTTTTGCTTCCACAATCACTGTTTCCGGTTCCCAGTATTTATATTTTTCCATAGCACGTTTTTTTAGTTCTGTAAACTCCCATCTTCCTTTTTCTGCATCTAATAATATAATATGCGGTTTCGCCTTACCTGTTGGCGTGAAAATGCCCCACGTTGTAATCGCGGAGTAATCGGCTGTTTCTTTTTTGCTGTACGCGGTATCATAGGATTGTATGACGTGGATTAAGTCGGGGATGTCTTTTTCTTCCCATCTCTTCCACCATTCACGCTTGATGATAGAGCCTTCCTCCGCCGTTGGATTCTGCTGCCATTGTGCTTGCCATTTTTGCTCTGTCAAAGAAGCACGGGTCGCGGTCAAGGAATCAATGTCCCAGTATTCCGGCCATATCGGTTTATTACTTGGGAGCACGGCAGGAAATTCTATAATCTCCCACTGGTCTGCTTTTGGCTCTTTAGCTTGTGCATCAATTAATCTGCCCGTTAAATCTTTTGTTGACCACCTTGTCATAACAATGACGATGGAGCCACCCGGTTGTAGACGTTGCCGCGGTCCGGAGGTATACCATTCATAGGCATTATCAAACGCCGTTTCGCTTAATGCATCTTGCTCCGAGTGTGGATCATCAATAATCAAGAGGTCTGCACCACGGCCCGTGATACTGGAACCAACGCCCGCTGCGAAGTACTCGCCGCCCTTGTTTGTTTCCCAACGGCCCGCCGCTTTACTGTCCACGGATATCGCGACTTGGTCAAAGACTTGTTGATACACTTGACTATCAATAAGGTTTTTCATTTTACGACCAAACCTAACAGCCAGTTCTGTATTGTGCGTTGTTTGAATGATCTTGAGTTGCGGATTATTGCCCACGAGCCACGAAGGAAATAGAAAGGATGCAAACTCTGATTTTGTATGTCTAGGAGGCATATTAACGATCAAACGCTTTATTTTTTTATCCTTTATGTCCTCAAATTTTTTTGCAATTTTTTTGTGATGATATCCAGAAATAAACTCTGGCCAAACGTGTCGAACAAAAGGTATGAAATTTTTTTCTGCGGATTGCAGCTTTTTCAAATGTTCTTGGATTAATAATGTTTGAAGTTCTACTTCGGTTTGATTAACCATTATAAAAAATTTTATATAATATTTTTATGGGATAATCAATATTTTAGTTCGTACGTATTT